AAGAAATGGCATTAATAGATTCAGGTTCAAAGTCAAGTAGATTACTCGCGTCGAGAAGGTATACTCACGATACCCTTTCGACTGCCCAAGAGTCATTTACTAATGTTCTTGATTTAGGTTCGGGTGAGGTTTACACACAAGCGGCAAAAATTCCATCAAGTGGATTACCACATAGTTCAAGTGCCGATATAGGAGCATATTACCAAGTTGGTGGTGAGAACATAACAAGATATTGGTATCGACAAAAATTAACAAAATCAAATCTTAATAATGAAACTTGGTTTTTCCTAAACCCAACAGGAAGCGATAGTGGAGTAGGTGCTCAGTTAATTGATTCTAATCAAGTAACTAATTTTATATCACCCAAATATTCAGATGCCTCATTAGCAACTTCTACAACTGAAGATTCAACGCCAGGATATTTGGCAGTATTGTATAAATCAAGTGCTGTAAGTCATAGTTTACAAACTGGTTCATTAGGTAGTGGTGATATTGTTTCTACTAATGATTATATATTTGATTATAAAACTGGTATTATTCAGTTTATGAATTCAGGTGTTGATCCAACAGATTCAGAATATCTTTACATAACTGCATATCAATATGTTGGAACAACATTAGAAACAGGACTCGAACTTGATGGTAGTGTTAGTGGTTCATCAACCTCGACTGGTTCTTTTGGTAATATTTTTATACCAGATAATGGTAAAATAGAAATTGGTGATTCGGCCGATTTACAACTATACCACGATGGTAGTAATAGTTACCTAAAAGACAACGGAACTGGTAATTTATTTTATAGAGGTGGAACTCAAACATTCCAAAACGCGGCTGGTTCAAAGACTATGATGGTTTTGAACGCCGCAAACTCTGTTGATTTACACTATAATAATACTAAAAAATTCGAAACTACAAATGCTGGTGTAACCATAACTGGTAGTTTATATGTTAGTGGTTCATACGGGTCTGATTTAGGAGCAATATCAGCAAGTGGTGATATAGTAGCAGATGGTGACATTATAGCATATAACGCATCTGATAAAAATCTTAAAGACAATATACAAGTTATTAAAGGTTCATTGAATAAGATAGGTGATATTCGAGGTGTAGAATTTGATTGGAATGATAAATCACCTGGATGGGCACAAGAAAGAGGACATGATGTTGGAGTTATAGCACAAGAAGTTCAAAAAGTCGTTCCCGAAATTGTGGTTGAGAGAAAAAATGGGTATTTAGGGGTTGATTATAAACGATTAGTTCCATTATTAATAGAATCAATTAAAGAATTAAAAGAAGAAGTAGAAGAACTCAAGAAAAAAGTGAATTAGAGAAATTTACTTGATATTTATATCAAAGGTTAATTAACATAGGAGAAAAGTTATGGCAGATCAAGAGATAAAATTCTCAGAAGAAGAATTAAAATCTTTATCAGACTTACAAAGTTCATATCAACAAAAACAACTACAATTTGGACAATTACGAGTTCAAAGATTGTTAGTACAACAACAACTTGATTCAATTTCTGATGCAGAAGCAAAATTAGAAGTTGAATATGGTGATGTTCAAGAAAATGAACGGAATTTAGTTAAACAGTTGAATGAAAAGTATGGTCCTGGTAATTTAGATCCAGCAACAGGAGTATTTACACCTGCACCGCAGGAATCTGAACAGACTTCAGAAACTACTTAAAATAATCTCCGTCAAACATATCGTTTGAGAAATTTACGCTATATTTATAGTAAAATTTATAGTCTTGTAAAAGGCTAAATATGTTATTTGAATTATAACACAATAGGAGAAAAATAATGGCAGAAAGAATCGTATCGCCAGGTGTGTTTACGAGGGAACGAGATTTATCCTTTCTTCCACAAGGAATTGCTGATATAGGAGCATGTATAGTTGGACCAACACTTAAAGGTCCTGCTTTTGTTCCAACAAAAATTAGTAATTTTCCTGAGTTTGAAGAAATATTTGGATCAACTTCTAAGGATTATTATACACCATACGCGGTAGAACAATATTTAAGGAGTGCAGGAACTGTAACGATAGTTCGTATTCTTAATACTGCTGGATATTCTGTTGACTCACTCGCTTTATTTGCAAGTAGTAGTACTCTCACAAAAACAACTTTGGCTGTTTTAGCACCATCACGAGGTGGTGGAGATGGTACAGCAGATTTAGAGAGTAGCAGTACAACAGGAAGTTGGTCGGAATTTACACTCAATTTGAGTGGTAGTAATTGGGGAGCAAAAAGTTTAACTGCTCGTGCCTATACTCTATCATTTGATACGGGAAGTAAAAATTACATTGAAAATGTATTTAGTAAAGACGCCCAAGTTCAGAAATCTGGTGGAAATAATGTATCAGCATATTTATACAAAGTATTTAAAGCTGGTGCCACAAGTGGATCAGTATCATCAACCACACCAGTATCAGCAAGTGCTGGAACTTTGAATTTAGCAACAACTTATGCAAATGCTTCAACACCATCAATTCAATCACAATTAATTAGTGGTGCAAGGTATAGTCTTTTCAAGATTAATACTCGCTCACATGGTAGTGATGTGAATGATAAATTGAAGATTGTTATTTTGAATGTTAAGAAAGCAGGTTCAATAGCTGGTAGTGATTATGGTTCATTTTCAGTACAAGTAAGACAGACTGGATTAAATGATAACGATTTAACTAAAGATAATATCTTAGAACAATTTGATGGTTTGAATTTTGATCCAACAAGTCCTAATTATTTTGCAAGACGAATTGGTGATAGATATGTAACTATTGATTCAGCAGGTAAACTTACTTATAATGGTGATTGGCCAAATATGTCTAAACATATTTATGTATCTGATTTTTCAGATATTGCAGAAAAGGCTTCACCAGTTAGTGTAGTACCAATGGGACACGCAGCAATCGTTAATCCAACAAATGATAGTGGAATACCAGTATGGCCAATAAGAACATCACAATCAAACGCACAGAATGAATTTGATGCAAATGAACCTTATGGACATGATTATTCTCATGAAGATGCACAACAATACTTGGCACCAAATAATTCATTTGGTTCTGGTAGGCATGTAACAATGAGTATTGAAGATTATAATGGACATGCAGACGCTTCAACACTTGGTGACACTTATTCTGATGGAACTGAAAAGGTAACACTTGACCTTTCTCATATTAAACAGAGAAAGTTCGTTGTACCATTTCAAGGTGGATTTGATAGTATAAATCCAGCAACACCAAGACATACAGGAGCAAATATTGTTAATACAAATACACAAGGACTTGATTGTTCAACATCATCTACTGGTGGTACAACTGCATATAAGAAAGGTATTAACGCTGTTAGTAATCCTGATGAATTTGATATCAATATGTTAGTAACACCTGGTATTATTCATGGGAAACATTCAGTAGTAAGTAATCACGCAATAACTAAATGTGAGGCTCGTGGAGATGCATTTTATCTATTGGATTGTACAATTCATGGTGATTCAATATCTACTGCAACCTCAGCAATTAGTACACTTGATACTAACTACGCAGCAACCTATTATCCTTGGGTAAAGATTGTAGATAGAAATACATCATTACCTGTATGGGTTCCGCCTTCAGTAGTATTAGCAGGAACAATCGCATATACTGATAAAGTAGCTCACGAATGGTTCGCACCAGCTGGTCTGAATCGTGGTGGTTTAACTACGGTATTAGAAGCACAAACAAGATTGACTCACTCTGAAAGAGATGAACTTTATGAAGATAGAGTTAATCCAATCGCTTCATTCCCAGGTCAAGGTGTATGTGTTTGGGGACAAAAGACCTTACAAGGTCGTCCATCAGCACTCGATAGAGTTAATGTTCGTAGGTTGTTGATTAAACTCAAGAAGTTTATCGCATCATCAAGTAGATACTTGGTATTCGAACAGAATAGTACAGCAACAAGGAATAGATTCCTTAACATAGTGAATCCGTTCTTAGAATCAGTACAAGCAAATAGTGGTCTATCCGCATTTAGAGTAGTAATGGATGATACCAATAATACTCCAGAAGTGGTTGATAGAAATCAACTTGTTGGTCAGATATTTATTCAACCAACACGGACAGCTGAATTTATTGTATTGGACTTTGTAGTACAACCTACAGGAGCAGCTTTTCCTGAATAAGTTTAATCAATAGATTAACTAAAACAAAAACCCCTCTTTTTGAGGGGTTTTTTGTTGCTCAATATATTTATATATGAAGAATATAGTAAACCTTCAAAAAAACTATGAAAAATGAATATGACGATTTTTTATAAAATTGATATTTATAGTTGAAGAATAAAATTTATTGGAGATTAAAGATGCCAGAACTATTAGATCCTTCTGAAATAATGTTCACACCGTTTGAACCGAAAACTAAAAATCGGTACATCATGTATATTGAGGGAATACCAGCTTATCTTATTAAGACTGCTAACAGACCTTCAATAGCCTTTGAAACTATTGAACTTGACCACATCAATGTAAAAAGATATGTCAAAGGTAAAGGAGCATGGGAAGAATTAGAAATTACACTTTATGACCCAGTTGTTCCAAGTGGAGCACAAGCCGTTATGGAATGGGTAAGATTAGCTCACGAGTCAGTAACAGGTAGAGATGGTTACACAGATTTTTACAAGAAAGATGTAACTATTAATGTTTTAGGACCTGTTGGTGATAAAGTTGAGGAGTGGACATTAAAAGGAACTTGGATTGTAAACGCTAACTTTAATGATTTGGATTGGGCAAATACTACTGATCCAGCAGACATTACACTTACACTAAGATACGATTACGCAATCCTACAGTTCTAAGGAGAAAAAAATGAGTTTTTTCAAAGAAATGCTTTCAGCTGATGCAAAGGTTTCAAGCAAAAGATTTGTCGGTTTTGCCGCATTCTTTATGTTGATATGTAGTTGGGGTGCTGATACCTTTTCTACATTTGAGGTAAAAGATAAAATATTAGAATGTTTTATGTATATCTCAGTAGTTGGACTCGGAGTTACAGCAGCAGAAAAATTTGGTAGAAAATAATTTATACTGGGTATCTCGGTGATACCCAGTTAAAGTTTTAAATAATTGGTTATATTGTATAATTCAATATAGTATACAAAGGAGATAAATATGGCAGAAGAAAAACGCCAATTTCCGACTGAGATGGTAGATTTGCCTTCTAAAGGACATTTCTATCCTAAAAATCATCCATTATCAAGTGGTCAGGTGGAAATTAAATATATGACAGCTAGAGAAGAAGATATTCTAACATCAACAAATTTGATAAATAAGGGTTTGGTATTAGATAAACTTTTGGAGGCACTTATTGTTTCAGAAGATGTAAATCTTAATGATATATTAATAGGTGATAAAAATGCGATTATGTTAGCATCAAGAGTTCTTGCTTATGGTAAGGATTATACATTTGAATGGGTAGATGAAAGTAGTGGTGAAACAAAGGAAGAAACTATTGATTTAACTTCTCTTCCAGATAAAGAAGTTGATTTTAGTGGTTTAGAAAAAGGTGTTAATGAATTTTCTTTGGAATTACCAACATCTAAACGAATAGTTACTTTTAAATTATTGACGCATCAAGATGAAAAGAATATAGATGCAGAATTAAAGGCCATGAGAAAAATTTCAAAGGGTACGGGTATTGACCCAGAAATCACTACAAGATTAAAATCTTCTATTATTTCAGTAGATGGTAATAATGATAGGGCATTTGTTAATAATTTTATTGATAACGAATTTCTTTCAATGGATTCACTGGCATATAGAACACATTTAACATCGATGACTCCTGATGTCGAATTGTACCATAATGTAGAATTAGATGATGGTAGAATCGAGGAGGTGGCGGTCCCTGTGACCGCTCAGTTTTTTTGGCCTACGAGCAGAAGATAAGCCACACATTCACGACCAAATCTTCACTTTAACATATCATACAAAAGGTGGATTCACTCATACTGAAGTCTATAATATGCCTATATATTTAAGACTATATTATCTTAAACGATTAAAAGAACAATATAAAGATGAAAATGAAGCTATTGAAAAGGCTTCAAAAAAGAATCGTGCTAATATTCCAAAACCTAAAAAACCAAGAGTTCGTAAATAGTAATTTTTAAGTAAAGTGATATTTATATACGAATCAAAGTATTAGTTTTATTGGGAGAATATAATGCCAAAGTATATAGTAAAAGAAGGAATCCTTGATAAGTTTTTATCAAAACTTTTTTCTAATGTAGCAAAAGGAAAAGGTCATAAAGTAGCTAAATTACTTGATAAAGATCCAGAATTACAGGCCCTTACTAAAAAGGCAATAGATAATCGTAACAAAATGCAAAAGCACATTGAGAAAAAAAGAAAAAATGATGCTGACTACGATTATTTTTACAAAGCACTTAAATAAATAGTATTTTCCTACCAACAAATAAAAGTTATATTTTAGATTCATTAATAAAATGGAATAATAAATATGGCAACTCAAAAATCAGTCTTAGATAATAAAAAGAAAGAAGCACAGTTAGCTCGTGAGATTCGTAATGCCGAAAAAGAAACTGCAAAAATTGTAAAAGAGATAGCAGATATAAAGAAAGATAGTACTAAATCTGAAGCAGAAAAAAATAAACTTATTGATGAACAAAATAAAAAATTAAATGTACAGAATAAAGAAACTTCAATATTACAAAAACGATATGCCAAAATTAATGCTGAAAATAAAAGAATTGCAAAAATAGTAAAGGAGACCAGGAGTTGGCATAGAGATATATTATCATCGGTTCAAAAACAACCAGCAGTTTTTGGTGTTATCGGAGATTTATCAAAAGGTATACTTGATAATGCAGTAGAAATAGCAAAACTTGAGAAGAAAGGGACTAAGGCAGCAAAGAAAGAAGCTAATCTTAGACGAGGTATCGCAGAAACTTTAGTAGATATATCTGCAAATACCGCTAACATAGCAACAGATGAATTTACAACATACGATTTA